ACCGCCACCAAATCCTTGATTGGCTGTACCAGAACCACCTGAACTTGCTGATGGCAAACCGCCGCCACCACCACCAGAACCACCACTATTTGCAGCAGTTGTATTAGCCGCACCGCTACGACCACCACCACCGCCAGTTGAAGTAATTGTTGAAAAAACAGAATTGTTGCCGTCTGCTGCTGTACCATGACGGTCGTTTGAACCTGCACCACCACCGCCGACAGTCACCGTGTAGTTTGTGCTAACAGCGAGCGCTAATGCCGACTCTAAAGAACCACCACCGCCCGTAGCCGTGACTGTGCTTCTTAGACCGCCAGCACCGCCACCACCACCACGATTACAACCACCACCAGCACCACCAGCAACAACAAGATAATCGACAACTATTTCAGCCGCACCGCCAACGCCTGCCAAAATTTGCATAATCTATGCCGACAAATTGCCGACAACAAACCAAGTATTTGTGTCGGTCTTGACACAAGTAGCGACCGCATACTGATCTTTTGTTTTAAGTTTTGTGCCACTTGAATTAAGTGTGACACCAGCGCCTGCGGTAATCGTGACCTGACCTGCACCAAGTTGCGCGATGTTTATTTGCGTACCGATGCCGTACGCGACACTTGAATTTGGCGGAATAGTTAACGCAATCGCTGACGCATTCGAGCAAGTAATAAGTTTGCCGTCATCAGCCAACACGGTCGTATATGTCGTGCCAGTCTGCGCGTTAATAGCAATCATCGCTGTCGCAAGCGCGTTTTGTTCGGCTGCAGTCAAAACTTGCGACGCTGTAAAACTTTGTCGTGTTGCCATAAGTTACCTCACTTTATCCTAAAACATTGGTTGAGTCGATGATACCGAATACCGCGTCATTGAGTATTAATTCATAGACAATCGTTGTCGGTGCGGTGAAATACATGACGCTATGGCCGTTGCTGACTGTGATCGTGTGCTCGACACCTTCGACTGATAGTTCTTGTGCCAGTTCAGTCGTGCCTGCACCGCTGGCAAATGTTTTTTCAATCGTGATCGTGTCACCAATATCAATGATCGCTACCGCGTCACGCTGCGCTGTTGTCAGCATGTTTAGGTTTGTGCCTACTGCCGTGTACCGTGCCTCAGGCTCAGGCTCAAGTAGATAATTTGCGAGCGCTAACGCCGTTGGGTCATCATGCAACAACGACCCTGTGATGCTTGTGGTTTGTATAAAATACTTTGCTTGGCTCGCTGCGTCATCTGCAACCTGTTGAGTCGTGTTGCCTAAGATCGCAACCGCTGCACGGTTCACGACTTGGTCTGCCTCAAATGTGATGCCTACTTGGTCGTACGGTATGTTTGTGCCGTCATCATGAAAGTCTGCTACCGGCTGACTAAGCGTGTTGCCAATACGCGGCTCAAATGTTAGATCGCCGTCACGCGCCATAAACAATCGACCCTGTTCGGCTGTGTTTATTTGGTTGCAATAGTCAAGCGTGTTAGTGCCTTCGGCAACCGTAAACGCTGCCGAGCCACCCAATGTTTGTGTGCCGGTGCTGATGTTGCGTTGCCCAATCGGAAAGTCAACTTCAGGCAAATTTAGAACCGCTGTAAGTCGAGCGCTGGTCAATTGCTCGCTGACATTAAATTCTGCCATAAATGTTTGTGCCAGCAAATAGAAATCGTCTGCACAATAAACCGTCACCGTGTCAAGACCACCTAATGCAAAGTTGTAGTCATAATTTACGATGTAGCCGTTAAACAAATACTCTTTAACATTTATATTTGAGTAGCGTGCTAAACGTACTTTGCGCATTGGCGCTAAACCCGGTTGCGCTTCTGTTGGGTCGTAATAAGGTGACTGCGTATCAAACGGGTTAAATATGCCTGATGTGTCAAGCATGTTAAACGACATAGTGCCAGCGCTAAACTGGTCGCCAACGTCGCGCCGACCACGTTTAACCATAATTGAGTCAATGCCCGTAGTTACATCAGCAAAATTAGTTGTACCGTCAAGCACATAAGTCGTGTTATTTAGCACGCCCTGCACAACGTCATTAAGTATGAACGCGTCTTGTATAAATCCTGTGTCAATCTCTAGGCTGTAATTACCTGCACCAACAATTGCTGTGCCAGCCATTATGCAACCTGTATTTGTGCTGGCCCTGCTGACCTGTTGTATGCCCGAATAGCGTTCACGACCGCTTGCCCGATCTCAGCGCTAGTCGACAAACCGCCCGTTACGTTAACTGTTACACCGCCAACACCGCTGTTGCCACGGTTAAGCGGAATAACAGCCTCAGGGCCGCGCTCACCAATCATTGCCAACGTAGGTTGCGTCACAATTCCACCTGCAGCCAAACCCGGTATTGAGCCGAGCAAACCACCTATTGCGCCAACACCGGGTATTTTGCGCATTGCGTCAACTAGATCGCCTATAAAACGCAACGCAGTTTTTATTGGGTTAATGATAAACCTATAAAATCCGTCGCTAAATATCTCAAATGCGCCGCTAATAATGCCGAACTTTTTTTCTAAAATTATTAGACCAGCAACAAACGCCGCTACCGCAATAATGACTAGCCCTATTGGGTTTGCTGACATAACAAAATTAAATACTGCCTGCGCAGCCGACGCAATTTGTGTGGCAATTGTAAACGCTTTTATTGCAATGTTGGCAACAATGATTGCTGCTGCAAAACCGCCGACAACACCTGTAATAATTAAAAACAGTTTTGTGTTTTCTTGCGCAAATTTTGCTACTGGTTGCAACAGTTCTAACAACTTTTGCAAAACCGGCAACAACGCTGCACCTATTGACTCTTTAGTTTCGTCTAGGGCAATTTTCATAGATTTCATGCGACCGTCAAACGACTCTGCCGCAACCGTTGCCGCGCCACCAAACGACACCGCTAACGCGCCCGTAATGTCGTCAAGCGTGCTACTGCTGTCGATGACACCTTTTAGCGACGGATCAAGTTTAAGTAACGCGCCTGTCTGACCGTTAGCCGCCTTACCTAACGCCAACGTAACCGTTTCTAAATCTTTGCCTGTAGCCGCTGCAATGTCTAGCGCTGTAGTCATTAAACTTTGTGCAACCTCTACCGAGCCAGTCGAGCGCACTAGGTTTGCCATGGCTGGTCGTAATTGATCGTCTGCTACCGCAAACGCTTGCGACATGCCCGATATAAATTTTTCATTGCTAGCAATTACATCGTCGGTTGCCATAGCGCTAGTGCGCAACTGTTGCGCCAACAAATCCTGTGCCTTCTGATCCTCAACCGCTGCCGCAGTAGCAACACCCAAACCAGCCGCCAAACCGCCTAAGACCGCAACAGCCGGCAACATTGCTTTGTTAAGCGCAAACCCTGCTTTAGCGCCAACGCCTTCTAATTGCTTAAATTCTGCAACCGCTTTGTTAAGACCTTTGCCGTCAAATTCGCTAATAATCGGTATAGATAATGCCACTAGATTGCCTTTTCTACGACGCGTATTGTGTCAATAATCATTTTTTGCATCTGTGTTTCTACGCCTTTGCGCGCACGATAAACCGCTGGGCCAATTAGTCGAGTGCGACCAGCGCTAACCGGGTAGCCAGCAATGCGCAAACTTGTATCTAATTTGTTTGCATTAGCGCGACCGGCTACCTCAAAAATTGCTGCAGCTTGATCTTTTTGCTCTATAAGAATTACACCTACTGCGTTGCGTCTAGTGTCAAAACGCATTTTTACACCTTTTTGTGCTTTGCCTAAATCAAACCCCTTTATAGTTCGACCGCGTTTAAGATCGCGCCAATCGCGCGCAAAATTGCTTATAGGTATTTTTGTGTAACTGTTGGCGCCCGCTTTAATTGCAGGTTGCGCTATTGCGGTTGCGTCTGCCTTAAATTGTTTTTGTAGTTCTTTGTCAATTTTGCCTAACTGGTTTATAGCGTTTTTTACGCCGACAACCTCAACAGTTGTTTTAACTGGCATCATTTACGCTCTTTGTTTATAAGTTCTATTGTTGTGTTCATGTCGTCTGTGTCAAAGTCTATTTGTGGCGGCCAATACCCGGTAGCGACAAGTATCTGCGCTAATCCGTAGCGGTATGAACCGCGTCGACTTTTGGGTCAGTCTGATCTATTACCTCTAGGTTTATTAGCGACGCAATGTATGTGTCAAGCAACGCTGGTACGGTCACGCCGCTTGTGCGTTGCGCTTCGTATGCCATAAACGCTAAATCTTCAATACCTATGCCGTCACTAATTTGTGACGCTTTGCGTTTGTATTTGCGTTCCCATGCCACAATAGTCATTAGGTTTGTTGTGACTGTTTGCTCGTTGTCTGCAAACGTCAGTTTTAATGTTAATTTCATGCGTTGCCTTTCTCGGTAGGTCTTGCTTTGTTAGTTTTCAGCGGCCAATGCCGCACGATCATGCAACCGCTTTAGTTAGCGCGCCGCCGGCAAACGTTAAAGTAATAGTTGAAAGTTCGCCTAACGATGCGTTAATTGGTGTGTGCGCTGCTAAATAGCAGCCGGTTAGCGTGTAGATCGGGTTTGTTGCTGTTGCAATGCCTGACGCTGGCGCAACAACAACGTTTGTTGTGATGCCAACTAAACCAAAAATTGTTGCTTCAGTTTCTGACGCTGCATACGACTGGAACATTTCTACCTCAATGGTGTTGTTTTGCAATGACGTAACAGCCGAGCCGCCAAATTTGCGTGCTGCGTCGCCAAACGTGGTTGTTTCTAGTTGGTCAAATTCGTAGTTAACAACTGCGCTTGTGCATTGGTCAGTAAGCGCAACGCTGTTAATTGTTACGACTGGGTTAGATAGGTAGACGCTGGTAGCCATGTGTTAGTCCTCTGTTTCTATAGGTTTAGTTTTAGCAGGTTTTTTTATTGTATGTGGGGATAGGTGGCCAGCGTCGACTAGGTGTTGTATGTTTATGCCGTCTAGATCGGCTGTTTGCACTATGTCGCCACGTTTAAGACCGTTAAGTCTGTTGCTGGTCACAATGTATGCGCTCATAGTTATGCGGTCTGTGCCGCAATAGCAACGGTCAAGTCAAAGCAAGGATATTCTTGACCGCCTATTTCAAGTGTGCCGGGTGCGCCGCTGGTAACAATTATTGACGACGCTAAACATGCTGCGGTGATCTGTAGTATTTCGCGCAACACGGGTAGCCCGGCTGGGCCGCTGCCGACAACTTTTATAGGTATTTCTAGCCGTACTATGTTGCCGTTGCCTGCCGTTGTTGTAAATGATGGTGCTTGTAGGAATACGCAGTTAGCAACCATTTTTGTTGGGTCTGTAATAACGCGTAAACCTGTAACTGCTGTGAGCGTTGCCGCTACATCGTCTATGCCTTCGTTTAATAGATCGGTGTACGGTGCTGGCATTACGCAACCGCTGGTCGGTCAATACCTAACAACTGTTTAACGATCGGTGTCAGCGATTGTTGTGGTGATGTGCCCATGTTGTCAAATGACGCAAACACGTTTTCTAGG